TTATTTTAATCGTAACACTGCCGAATTAGAGCAGGACGACAAGTATATGGCCGACAGAGACACTGATGTTCTCAGCGGTCTCGACGACACACGCAAAACTCGTTTGACTCTTGGTCAAATAAACGAGCTACGCAGAGCATCTGATCAACACATCAAAGAAACTGAACTAGAGCTAGAATTCATCGCTCGAATGTACGCGGCTCCTCCAGCCGCTTGATAAATTAGTATATGAATCACGCCTTTGTATTAGGCAATGGTCGTAGCCGTATGGCCATTGATCCTACTAGACTAAAATCCTTTGGAAAATTATATGGTTGCAATGCATTATATAGAGATTGCGACCCAGATTATCTAGTAGCGGTAGACGCCAAAATGGTTCTAGAAATCACAGATAAGGCAGTGCATAGACGTATACCAGTATGGACCAATGTCAATACAAAACTTAAAAATATACACGATTTAAACTTTTTTAATCCCAGTAAAGGATGGAGCAGTGGGCCTACAGCACTATGGATGGCTAGCACACACACCTATGATACTATCTATATTCTAGGATTTGATTATAAAGGTATCAACGATAAACTAAACAATGTTTACTCGGATACTCCTAATTATAGACGCAGTACAGAGCCAGCAACATTTCACGGTAACTGGCTACGACAAACCGAATCTGTGATCAAAGATTTTCCTAACACTAAATACATTAGAATTATTGAACCTGGCGCTTTAGAATTTGGGTGGCAGAAATACAAGAATTATAGTACATTGACGTATGAAGAATTTAAGTCTGTGATATTTTACTAAAATTTCGTATTTTGAACCGGTTTGCACCGGTTTTTTTATGTACATAGTAAATACATCGACAGCCTTGCGGGTGAATAACCCCATCACAAAACATAGGAGAACATAAATGACTGATCGCGCAAAATTTGAGCAGATGCTCGAATATCTAATTAACGAAGACAAATCAAAAGCCGAAGAATTGTTCCACGAACTAGTGGTAGCAAAATCTCGCGAAATTTACGAAAACTTGTTGGACGATGATTTACAATTCGACCAACCAGCAGAAGAAGCATTTGGCATTGAAGCCGCAGATGAGCCAGCAAATGACTTGCTAGGTGATATTGATGCAGACGAAGAGCCAACAGACGGCGAAGAAGACTTCGGCGACGAAGGCGGCGACGAAGAGCCAGCAACAGTTGGTGATTTAGACCTAATGAAACAAGACATCATCGATGCACTAACCGCAGAATTTGAACAAATGATGAGCGACAAGAGCAGCGATGAAATCCCACCTGGTGGCGACATGGAAATGGGCCCAGAAGAACCAGAAGGTGAAGAAGAGCCAATGGATGACGAAGAAACTAAAGAAGACTTCGTTATGGAATATGTAGAAAAAGTAAGTGCTCCTAAAGGCGGCGACAATGGTGTATACACCAAGTCAACAGTTGCAAAGCCAAACAGAATGGGCGGCGATAACATGATGTCCGGTAAGCGTGAAGCAGACGGCAAAGGTGGCACACAAGGTGGATTAGCAAATCCATCAACAAAGGATTTGAATTCAGGTAACGTTAATGTGCCTGGTTCAAAATCTGCAACAAAACTAAGTAGCGTAGCGAAAGGTCACGGAGCAGAGAAGAAAGGTGCCGGCGAAAGCGGTGCCGCTACTAGAAGTATTATTGGTAGCAAAGGTTAATTAGGATCCGACTAGATGAGTAGTTTATACTTACGCGAAAACCTAACATTCGATCAAGCCCGTATGGTTGTGGAATCTGATGGCGCCGATGGCAAAAACATGTACCTTAAGGGTATCTGTATCCAAGGCGGCATCCGAAACGCAAATCAGCGTGTGTATCCTGTGAGCGAAATCGGCAGGGCTGTCAAAACACTAAACGACCAGTTAACTGGCGGATATTCGGTTTTAGGCGAAGTAGATCATCCAGACGACTTAAAAATTAATCTAGACCGTGTGAGCCATATGATCCAGGAAATGTGGATGGATGGACCAAACGGTTATGGGAAGATGAAAGTTCTTCCAACACCAATGGGCAACTTAGTTCGCACTATGTTAGAAAGCGGTGTCAAGTTAGGAGTTAGTAGTCGCGGATCCGGAAACGTCAAGGAAGACGGTTCCGGTGAAGTGAGTGATTTTGAGATTATTACAGTTGATGTAGTGGCTCAACCGTCAGCCCCGGGTGCGTATCCAACGCCCATTTATGAACATCTCATGAATAGCAAGGGCGGATACAAGGCATTTTTAACAGCACAAGAAGTACAAGGCGACGTAAAGGCACAGAAATACCTAAAAGAAAGCCTATTAAAGATAATAGGCGGACTCCAATAACAAGGGAGAATCACATGTTGGATGCACTTAAATCATTATTTGAAAACAACGTGATTTCCGAAGAAATCAGGGCAGACATCGAGTCTGCTTGGACTGCCAAAATCGCTGAAAATCGCGAACAGGCTACTCAACAACTACGCGAAGAATTCGCGCAAAAATACGAACATGACAAAAATGTAATGGTCGATGCAATCAATAACATGATTGAAGATCGTTTATCTGTCGAAATCCAAGAGTTTACTGAAGATCGCGCACAGTTAGCCGAAGCGAAAGCCCGCTATGCTGTAGCAATTCGCGAGCATTCAAGCAAACTCAATGAGTTTGTATTAAATTCTCTTGCTAGAGAAATTTCTGAACTTCACGAAGACCAGAAAGTAATGGCTGAGAATTTTGGTATGTTGGAGCAGTTTGTGGTCGAAGCATTGGCTAAGGAAATTGCAGACTTCTATGACGACAAGAAAGATTTGGCTGAAACCAAAGTACGTCTTGTTAAAGAAGCAAGAGAACAATTTGCTCACTTAAAGAGCAAGTTTGTAAAGACTTCAGCAGAATTAGTTGAATCTGTTGTAAAACAAGGTCTTGAAAAAGAAATTACACAACTTAAAGAAGATATCGATCAAGCTCGTCAAAACGATTTTGGACGTAAGATTTTCGAAGCGTTTACATCTGAATATCAGAACAGTTTGATGAATGAGAAATCTGAAACAAGCAAATTACTAAAAGTAATCGCAGAAAAAGAACAAAAACTCGCAGAAGCACAAAGCATTATTTCAGAAAAACAACAGATAGTCGAAAGCAGAGATCAAGAAATTATTCGCGCTCAAGAAACTGCTGAACGTCGTGAAATTATGAGTGAACTTCTAAATCCTCTAAACAAGGATCAACAAGAAATTATGAGCGAGTTACTAGAAAGTGTGCAAACTGTAAGACTACGTACTAGTTTCGACAAGTACCTGCCATCAGTGTTGAGTGGTAGCACACCGGAGAAGAAGAAGGCTCTTGTAGAGGCAAAAGAAATCACAGGCAATAAAGAAACCCATAGCATTAGTAGTGCTAATAGCCAGGCCGATGTAATTGACATTCGTCGCCTTGCTGGATTAAAATAAGGAGAAATTTATGTCAGAACTACTAGAAAGCCGCTGGCAAGAAACTAAAGAGGCACTATTAGAAGGCCTTCAAGGTACCAAGCGCTCAGTCATGGGAGTTACTTTAGAGAACACTCGTAAGTATCTTTCAGAATCTGCAAGCACAGGCGCCACTTCTGCCGGTAACGTTGCAACCCTAAATCGCGTGATCCTTCCAGTGATCAGACGTGTGATGCCTACGGTCATCGCTAATGAATTAGTTGGCGTACAGCCAATGACTGGTCCAGTTGGTCAAATCCATACGCTACGTGTTCGCTACAGCGATACACTAAGTGGCTCATATGGTGCTACTGCTGGTGAAGAGGCTCTAAGCCCATTCAAAATTGCTGAAGGTTATTCAGCAAATAACGGTAGTGCTAAGACTGCTGCCGCAACTGCCGCATTAGAAGGCGTTGCTGGTAAGCGTATGAGCATTCAAATCTTGAAACAAACAGTTGAAGCCAAGACTCGTAAGTTGTCTGCACGTTGGACATTCGAGGCTGCTCAAGATGCACAAGCCCAACAAGGTATTGACATCGAAGCAGAAATCATGGCTGCATTGGCTCAAGAAATTACTGCTGAAATCGACCAAGAAGTACTAGGTTCCCTAGCAACTCTTGCAACATCTAACGGTAACAACCAAGCATTTGACCAGGCTACTGTTTCTGGTACAGCAACATTCGTTGGTGACGAGCATGCCGCTTTGGCAGTTCTAATCAACCGTGCGGCTAACGTGATCGCTCAGCGTACACGTCGTGGTGCTGGTAACTGGGCTGTTGTTAGTCCATACGCATTGACAATCCTACAATCTGCTACTACAAGCGCATTTGCTCGTACAACAGAAGGTACATTCGAAGCACCTACAAACACCAAGTTTGTTGGTACATTGAACAATGCAATGAAGATCTACGTTAACACATACGCTGGTGACAGCGATGCAGTGTTAGTTGGCTACAAAGGTTCTAGCGAATCTGATGCGGCTGCATTCTATTGCCCATACGTTCCATTGATGAGCAGTGGTGTTGTATTAGATCCATCAACTTTTGAACCAGTCGTATCATTTATGACACGTTATGGTTATGTTGAGTTGAACAACACAGCGTCATCTCTTGGTAACGCCGCTGATTACTTGGGAACAGTTAGCATCGCTAACGCAACATTCCAGTAATCAACACTTAACAAGTGTAACAAGGAAAGGACTCTTCGGAGTCCTTTTTCTTTTGTGGCTAAATACAATGTCTAAATTATATTCGCAATGCGAACTTATGCAGAATCCCTCTGCGTAGACCTAAAACGTCATATTAAGGAGAATCAAATGGGACGTCCATTAAAGAAAGACATATACGGTACTAAAGTTACTCGTTCATTCACTACAGGTGAAGCAGGCATTGTAGTTCAAGGTTATTTCGGTGGTGCATTAGCCAGCGATTATCAAATTGTTAAACAACGCGGCAAGAGCACATACGTTGTTTTAAAGACATCGACAGATGCATTCACGGAAGCAGAAAGCATTGGCGGCATCACTGGTACCGACTTAAAAGTTGGTAAACTAGTTTCTGGAACACCAAGTGCTAACGGTGAAATTCGCATCCTCGGATCTACAACAGGTCAAACTCCAGGTACTATTGCTATTGCCAAGTTAACTAAGCGTCTTGCTCGTGACTTTAGCGGTAACAAATATAAATGGTATCTAGATAACGATTCGTCAGCAGACGTATTGGTATTGATAGCAGTTTAATATAAAGGGCTTCGGCCCTTTATTAAGGATTTGACATGGCAAGAATAGTTAAAGTACAAGACGACTCTTATAAATTATCAGTTAATTCTGGCGGAACAATCACGCTGAATACTGGTAATCAAATAGGCACGGTTTTTGTCACAGGCGATTTAACAGTACTAGGTAATACCACAAGCATTCAGACAGCCAACATTGAGATAGAAGATAAAATTATTCTATTAAACAAAGGAGAAGTAGGAGCAGGTATCAGTCCTACCAACAATGGCAAAGCAGGAATTCAAATATCTCGTGGATCTAGACCAGATGTATTTTTAATCTTTGACGAAGCAAAAAATTGGTTAGATACACAAACCGGTACCACACGTAGCGGCCTATTTGTAGCAAAAAACGAAAATGATGAGTTAATGGGAGTGCAAACTAATTCCATTACCACAGACGGCTACAACTTAAACTTGATAGGTACAGGCACAGCAGTGGTCAATGTTACCGGCACGGTAGACTACGAACAGCAGGTATTAGATTACAGTGCCCCAGGACTTCCACCATTAGATCCAGACATCATTCCCAACATACAAGCAGTAACAGATTATGTTGGCGCATACTTTACAGTTAATCCTCCATTCAAAATTCAGGACAGCGCCATTGTGGATGGCCTCACAGTTTTGTATGATTCGTTTTTAGAAGTCAGCGACTTTGAAGCAGATGGTGGCCCAAGTAACTTAACATTAACACTGGATAATGTTGTCAATGCCGCATGGTTTGTGGATAGATTTGAAGTACAAAATTTAAAATTTTATAACGCCACTATTGAGAGTAGATTAAGTAACGAAGATTTAGTTTTACGCAGTGACGGTACAGGCTGTGTTGGAGTAGATGATCACTTTAAACTATATCTGCAAGCAACAGATCCAGGCAGTGTGGCAGATGGTGTAAAACTATATGCTAAAAATGAAGCTCAAGGCGGTACAGGTTTGTTCTTCGTAAATTCAGAAAACAAACAAGATGAATTAATAAGTAAACGTAAAGCAATCGTTTATAGTATGATATTTTAAGGATAGAAAATGGCAATCACTAGCAATTTAGTAACTACATTGGGCAGTGCAATTTTTACTGCTCCTGGTACTGTCGGATCAGACGACAGAGAATATGCTGTGACTTGTATGATGTTTTGTAACTATTCTGCAGATCCTGTAGTATTGAATCTTTGGTTGTTGGCACCGTTGCCGTCTAGCATTTCTAATACAACTAAAGTTATACATAATCTAACAATTCCAGCAGGAGAAACATTTACATTTGACACAGAAAAAATTGTATTAGGCTCCCAAGAAAGAATTTGGGCTACTGCTGATGCAAACACACGACTAAGTGTATCACTGACTTCAATGAGAGTAAGTTAATGAAGTTTTTAAAACGTAATCAATTAAACAGTCGTAATGTAAAAGACAATCGTATTGCAGTTGAAATTACAGACGAAGTTAAGTTAGATACTGAAAATGTATTATTGATCCCCAACGGACCTACTACTAGTCGTCCAGGTGAATCAGGCACACTGACCAGTCCAGTAGAAGGGCATATTCGTTATAACACCTCCGATCATGAATTTGAAGGACGTCAGGGCACACCCGATGCATGGCGTAAATTTAGATTCAAAGAGCCAGCATTAATTACACAGCAAAATTTAGGCAACGGTGATGCGGCAGAAATATATTTTGGACCGCTAAATTCGGGCTATACCGATTATCCTTACCCAGAACTGACAAATCCACAAAATTTATTTGTACTAATTGAAAACGTATATCAGATATCAACAACAAACTATGTGCTAGTAGATGCACCAGTGAGCACAATTACAGCAAGTAAAACCAACGGTAACCCTACTATTACTACTACACAAGCAACTGACAGTATGCTAGGCGCAACAGTAGCAGGCACAGGAGTTTCAGGAACTGTTACCGGAGTTAGTCCAGGAGTCAGTTTGACATTGAATACTCCAGTCAGCGGCGCAGGCTCTGTTAGTGTCACAGTAACACGCAGTGGTCGCTTTGTAGAGTTTACCAGTGCTGTACCTTACGGCAAACCCGTAACAGTCATCCACGGCTTCGACCGTTAACCACCCACAGTTGTAATACTTCATAATCCAATAAATATTGTTGGAGACCTAATCACATGCCTGTAGATATTGGCCGAATTTCCGGCGGAATGCTCAAAGACAACCTGTTGCGAGACGGCGTTGATCTTTCGTTTGAAACTGATTTACTATACTTTGATGTTGGTACTAGTCGTATTGGCATCAAGAATACTGCCCCCAATACGGAACTAGAAGTAACTGGTACCACAAGAAGTACCAATGTTATATCCACAGATTTCAGCAACGGCGACATCACTGTAGATTTTTCTAGAATTGCCACAGCACTGGGCGCATTGAATATCACCGCAGTCAATCGAGTAGAAGCAACTGCAATAGCCACAGACGATATTAGCATTAATAATAATATTATTGCTACCACTAGCAGTATTTTATTAGATCAATTGGACGGCGGCCCGGCCAGTGGCGGCCAGAGTTTCTTCTTAGACTTAGGTCTGGCATCTACAACAACATTCGACGATGTTATCGATTTGGGCGATGCTGAACTGGCTGAAGGAGCATCTAATACTAGTTTAGAAATACGTCCCAACGGATCAGGCACATTGGAAATATTCTCCAACACCAATGTGCATGGTAACATCCATGCTACCGGAGACATTACTTTAGACGGTACTATTACTTTTGGCAGTAACGCAGATGACTCAGTGGATTTTAATGCAGATGTAAACAGTGACATACTGCCCGATACTGACAATTTTTACAAGTTAGGCGGCTCGGCGACTAGACGCTGGAATGGATTATATACGAATTTAGTAAACGGGGAGTCCATTACTACCAGCAGTTTGTCAACACCCAGCGGTGTTAACTACGCACTGCGTCCAGGAAACACTTGGTTTGTGGCTACTAACGGCAACAACACCAACGAAGGCGATCACAAAAACGGACCATTTGCCACAATAGAAAAAGCACTGAGCGTGGCCACTGCTGGCGACTCAGTTATGATATATCCAGGTACATACGCTGAATTCCTGCCTTTGATTGTGCCAGCGGGTGTAACCGTTCGAGGGTTTGATTTACGTTCTGTGATTATCGTACCCGACACTGCCAGCCAAAGCGAAGACGTGTTTCACATGAACGGTGAAACAATGGTTGCAGATTTAACTATCAAAGACTTTTATTATGATAGTATTAATGACAAAGGCTACGCATTTAGATTTGCACCTGGTATGACTGTGACCACACGCAGTCCCTATGTACAAAACGTTTCAGTTATCACCCACGGAACTACTACTACTGTTGCTGACCCAAGAGGGTTTGACAGCGGAGATGCAGGCAAAGGCGCATTAGTAGACGGCGGTGCGGCAAATTATCTAAGCAATGAAGCATCAATGTTATTTCATAGCGTGACATTTATTACTCCTGGTGTAGATGCCCTGACTATGACCAACGGTGTTAGAGTAGAGTGGTTGAATTCATTTACATACTTTGCCGATAGAGCTATGTACGCTACTCGAGGCGCTGGGCGATTAACACAAGATGGTAGTACGCTGACCTATGGAGCAGAAGTTCGTAGTATAGGTTCAGCAAACGTTTACGGAAATTACGGTGCTGTAGCAGATGGTGCAGATACGCTGATGTATCTAATACAGCATAATTTTGGCTATATTGGAGCGGGCAAAGATTCCAGCAATGATCGAACTCTAGTAACACAAGTCAACGAAACAGTAGAATTAAACACAGGAAAAATTTATTATCAAAGTCAAGACCATACAGGAACATTCCGTGTAGGAGACATTTTCTATGTTGACTTTGAACAAGGTACAGTAAGTTTTGATGCCAGCGGTTTAGCATCAACTGGTGCTACAGGATTAACAGTTACCACAGGCACTGACGTAACTGTGATAAACAAAGATTTCGTTACCACAGGCAATTTAAAAATTGCTGGAAACACTGTTGAAAGTCTAAGCGGTGCTGTAAATTTATCAGCCGCTAACGCAACTACTAATTTAACACTTGATGTTAATATTGCAAAAAATCTTGATGTTACTGGAAACTTTAGCCTTGGTGGACAATTGGCACTGGGAAATCAAACAGTTGATACTGTTACATTTGCACAGTCGTTAAATCAAAACTTTGAACCAGATGTAACAGAAACTTATAACCTTGGATCTGCAAGCAAAGTATGGCGCGATGTCTATGCCAGCGAAGCAAATATTAACGATATTCGTGTACGTGGAAATGTAATTGAAACCACAGTTTCAAACAGCGACTTAGAATTACGTGCCAATTCAGCAGGCATTGTAAACATCAAAGACTCTGCCAAGTTCGATCAAGCATTAACAGTCAGCGGATTGACTACTACACAGTCCGTGAATATCACAGGAACATTAAATCATGTGGGAGCAGTGGTATTACTGGGCGACAAATCAAATACTGGATTCTTAGACATCAGTGGAACAGTGACAGTTGGTTCCAGCGCATTCTTTGATAATGTTCAAATAGTCAATAATAGAATTTTTACATCTGATTCAAATGCAGATTTACAGTTGAGTGCCAACGGCACAGGAGTCATAGATATTTCTGTGGACAACGTCAGCATCAGTCAAAGTTTAACCGCGGCTGGCGACTTTTATACTACAAATATCACAGCCAGCAACAGATATACCGCTGAAGAATTTTATACAGACAACATTTTAATCAAAGACAATTACATTGCCACAACCAACAGTAACTCCAACTTGGAATTAAGAGGTAATGCCGCTGGCAGTGTATTTTTAGAAAGCACAAAATTTACCAGCAATGTGATTTCTAATGTAGACGATATTGTAATACAACCAAATACTGCTAAAAATGTAAAATTTGACACAACTGCGGCCCTAGTATTGCCCAAGGGAACCACAGCAAATCGCCCAACATTCCAACAAGGCGATCTTAGATTTAACACAGTTACTAATATTTTTGAAGGGTTTGGTGCAGCCTTTGGCGGAGTTTATTCTTTAGATAGACTAACATCTGTAACTGCTGGCTCTAGCGAAAACTTAAATTTTAGAGCAGATAATATTCTTTCCATGGATATTACTGCCGCAAGATTACGCACAAACGGACTGTTAGTTGACAATACATTATTTGATGTCAACACAGTTACAACAACTAATAACAACTTAACATTTGCACCCAACGGCTCGGGTCTTAATAGGGTTGAAAATGTGACGTTCGATGCTGAAAATATACAAAACGATCTTAATACGGCAATTACATTAGCAAGTACAGGACTAGGTTATATAAGGCTGACTGGCACCGACGGATTTGTTATACCCTACGGCGATAATAGCCAGCGTCCACTCACAGCAGAAGTGGGAGATACTAGATATAACATCGAAGAAGGACAAGTTGAAGTTTGGGACGGCACACAGTGGGGTAATGCAGGTGGCGAAGGCGAAACTGTTACTCAACAATACATGGAAGACACTTCCTATCTTTGGAACCTAATACTAGGTTAAAAATACAAACGGCTAAATACTACTGATTGCAAAGGTGACCAACTTTTGCATGATTAAACTGTGGTAAACCAGCAAAGAGCCGTCGAAGCGGCTGCGGAGAAATCCAAAATTGGTTAACCGTGAAACACGGGGTTATCAGGAGTGATATATGGCCGTTGGTCGAATTTCCGGTCCGCTCTTAAAGGCAAACCTTCTACGCCAAGGTGTGGATCTAGCCTTTGAGACAGACCTTGTTTACTTACAAGTTACTGATCCAGACTCCGCCAACCACAGAGTTGGTATAAAGACTACGAGTCCAACTCACACCCTAACCGTAGACGGCACTACAAAAACAACAAATTTACTAGTAGACACACTAGCAGAAATAGCAGACATCAGTATTTCTGGAACAACAGTATCCACAGCACAAAACGTACTTTCATTAATTCCCAGCGGTGCAAGCCCTGTGGTTTATCAAGCAAAGTTACGAGTTGACGACATTGAATTAGAAAACAATGTTATTAGAACTCATACAACAAATACAGATTTAGAACTACGTCCAAACGGCACAGGTACTGTAGAAGTATTTGCGGACACCAATGTGTACGGCAACATCCATGCCACAGGAAATATTTCAGCAGACGGCAATATCACACTGGGCGATGCCAACACCGATAATATTACCTTTGCCGCAGATGTGGCCAGCAATATTATTCCAGATGCGGACAACACTTATACATTGGGTGAAAGCGGCAAGCGTTGGGCAGACGTATGGACCAACAACTTATTTTCAGACTTTATAGATACCGGCGATATAGTTGTAGATAATATCAACTTAAATCTACGCCAAGGAAACATCATTTATGTTGCTGTCAACGGCAGTGACAGTTATAGCGGTACACATCAAAACGATCCTTACTTAACAGTTAAGTATGCACTAAGCCAAGCGACCAGCGGAGATACAGTTTACATCTATCCGGGCGAATATCAAGAAATATTTCCTTTAACTGTTCCTGTAGGTGTAACAGTTAAAGGCAGCGGATTACGTGCAGTAAAAATTACTCCAACCGCAGGAACAAATGCACTGGACGCTATTTTATTAAATGGCGAGTGTACTGTTGAAGACTTAACCATTGCTGATTTCTACAGCCCAGGTTATGCATTTAAGTTTGCGTCAAACTTTACAGTAACAACACGCAGTCCATATGTTCGCAACATCACAGTATTAACCAAAGGTTCCGTTACTTCAGTTGGCGACCCTAGAGGGTTTGATGCTGGCGATGCAGGTCAAGGCGCATATTTAGATGGTAGCGTTGCCAACGTATTATCCAAAGAAGCCAGTGTACTATTCCACAGTGTAACATTTATCACACCAGGTGTTGATGCTATTGTTACCACAAACGGCACACGTATCGAGTGGTTGAACTCATTCACATATTTTGCCAACAAAGGATTTAATGCCACTAGCGGTAGCACAGGATTTGCCAGCGTAGGTAAAACTGAATTACGTTTAACCGGACAAACAGGAACATTTGCGGTTGGCAACACTCTAACTTACTACGACACAGACGGTACAACTGTGTTAGGTTCAGGTACTATTGCAGACATTGACCTTGACGGTAAAATTTACCTAACAGGTAAAGTTACAGGATTAGAAACACAGTTTGACCGTGGTGGGAAAACATTAACCGCAGTTGGAAATGCTAAACTTACACAAAGTATTAAAAAGTTTGGTACAGCAAGTCTAGCACTGGACGGCACCGGCGACTATGTAACTATCCTATCTACAAATGATTTCGGATTTGGTACTGGAGACTTTACTATAGAAGGGTGGTTTTATAAAACAGCCGCACTTTCACAAATATTGTTTGATACTAGAACGACATCAAATCAAAATTCAATCGTGGTTCAGT